CTCGGCTTTCGTCTCCACACGCCAGATCCCCGACTTCAGCTTGCGCTTCAGCTGGGTGACCCGGATTTGTGCGTAGTCAGGAATCGCAGCGTTCGACTCCTTCCACGTGGCCTTCAACGTCCCATCATCAAGACGTTCGATGCCCTCGCCCACCAAGGTGTGCGACACGGGAGATGCAGCACCGTCAAAAACGGTGATATTGGCTTGTTGACCCATTTAAGGTCTCCAGTCAGTGAGTTGAGCAGTACTCGAGGATAATTAGCGAATATTCCGGACGCTCGTTCCGGTCGCAAATGATGTCACAAGTGCAAGCGCGTTAGCGCAGTGCTTCCATGACAAAGCTTGCCCCAGCGGCTTCACAGCCGGTAAAGGGACATCAAGGCTAGACGTTATGTTTCTGTTAAGCTTAATCCAGTGCTGTTTAAGGCCCCGGTAATCAGCTGCGGGCCATCCCGGCGCCGCGAAACATTCCATCTCGTCCTTGTTGGTGGTTATAAACACACCCTCTATACCTTGCGCGTAACCACGCGCCTCAATCCACGAACCGATCGGAATAAACCAGTCGGCCACAAACGAGAACGGTAATAGCTCCCAGGCAACCTGGGCAGGGTCTAACAAGCCGAGTAACTTCGGAATCGTCGGACGCTCACTGATTCTAGCAATCAGCGACCTTCGACTCTTCTTCACCCAGCTTCCGGTTACGTTCACCCCCGGGGCGATATTTAAAGGCCCTTGGGTTCCCCGGACCTCACGCTTTACAGACGTCCGATAGGACTGCTGCAGAGGTACGTTGAGGCGGTGAGCGAGCAGCTCAGCAGCGCCCTTGGCATCCTCGAGAAGAGGCAGCCAACCATACTGGAGTTCAAGCCAGTTTTTAGCGAGTGAACTAGCGTTCACGTCGAAGAAGCTTCCTTTTCCCTTATTCCACCCATGATAGGGGGAAACCGGTTTACGACCTGTCCCTTCTAAGAGGGAGCGAGCCGCACCCGCAAGGTTGCCCTTACGGAGATAGTTAAGCCCTTTCGAGACTCGTATTGCAGAGTCCGCGAGTAGTTTCAGAGTCTGATGGCCTTCGCCCAGAAAAACTGACAAATTAAAGTCAGAGCCCTGGTGCTTTTCCTTCAGCTTCTGGACCAGCTTGATCTGGTCATTCGCAGTGAGTTGAGACACGGGAGAACTGATTCCGACTGTCGCCTGAATCAGAGCATCTGTGGCCCCAGTTGTGGGCCAGACACACCGTGTATCCCAGAGAGTATGCACTTCCATTGTGTAGTTGTGCTCCTCGTGCTTAGCCCGCTTGGGCGGCACGTCTTTGAAGAACGAGTCATCAAAGATTCTGGTCGGGACCAAGTTAGCCCGATAAACAACGCGATAAACGGGTTTGGCAAGTTGTGCCTTGGCTCTCGCCGCAGCACTATCGTCTCCCCCGTTCCACGACTTAGACCCAATGCGACCATATCGTCGCCCAGATGAAGTTGGGAATGTGTGGTCATAACTCCACGACCCGGTACTCATCGATACCTCCTTTTGGAAGGCAACAATGGGCCCGCGACTTCCGATGCCCCTTCGGGCACCGTTGTAGCGAACCAGTCCACCTCGAGAGACATAGGTACTAACTCCCATGTCTCCAAGTGATCGAGCTCCTTGGTGCTCTTTCTAAAGACTAATAACTCGAGTAGCAGCCGCTTGACGGCGGCCAGTGGTTTGAGCCATGCAAGCATGGTTATCTCCTAAGGTTAACAACACCCTCGGAGCCACTGGTTAGCAAGGAGGTAGGAGTCGGTTATGAGCCGACCCCCGCCCAAGATGCTAGCTAGACATCAAAAGTCGTTCCCACTACACTAGTGTGGCCAGCCAAAGTTCCGGCTGTACGGGGTTCACACCCGAGAACGCTCCCGACCAATGTCCCCCGAAAGGGAAAAGGACAGAGGAAT